TGGCTTGTGCCCTGAGCAGCTCGTCTAAGACCCTATATCGTGATTCAATGAATTGCGGTATATTGTCTGTGCCAGCTATGGCCTGGATATAATCCGGATCATACTGTTTAGAGCGAATGGGTATCATACAAATATAATTTGGATGCACCCTAGGGTTCCGAATACGTCTAAGAACGGTGGACATGTCCTCCAGTTCAAAGGACTCGGTATTGGCCTGGATTATCCGAAGTGCTGCTTTAGCAGCAGAGGATTTCTTTCTACGGATATTATCCGTGTAAAGACTAGGTTCATAAGTTATATGAGTCTCTGACTCACGTAACAGCCTGAAGCTCATTTCAAGGGCGTTGATGAAGTAAGTAAACTTATCTTCATCATACCTTGCGTCTGTTATGAAGTCGATAATATCGGCCTCATAAGGGTATGTGACCTCTAGACGTGAACCATGTTCACGGCAAGAGTCCCTCCATGGTGAATACATTTCACCCTGTGAGTCCAAACACATACTGTCGATCAGATTCTGATCTATCAGAACTGAGTCAGATGCGTCCATAACATGAGTCATGTCTACATGCTCATAGTTCATGGTCCGCAAGCCACTACAAAGTCTTTTCCAGACGTATACGTCTAGGAAAGCTGACATATATAGGGTATCGGAATACGATTTATCGTTCCGAAAACCGTAGCCACCATACTCAAGAGGTATGAAGGCTATTCGTGATTTGTTCCTACATGGAACAATGTCAAGGCGTGACAAGTCACGGAGCTTGACGCACGATTTTGCGTTCGCGAGCTCATCAAGAGCAGCCTGCAGCAAGGATACATCCTGTGCAGCGTGGATTAGAATTTTGGGGGATGATGAAGATATTATCTTACCATCTACCCATATTTTCTTCGTGAATTCTGCAACCTTCGGAGTCTGCGTTCGTGGAACAATATGACTTTTAGTCTTATTGACCTCCACACCTAACGCATTCATCCAGGACATATATGTCTCGGATGACTTCGGCATGTTTATGACGATATCATCGCCACAAACTGTTGATTGTGGAAAGCGCTTTGCTTTCATGGCATTACCGGTCTCCCAGTCAATGAACCATCGACTGGCAAACGATAATACATGATTGGTCAATGCTAGCATTGGCCAAGAGCTATAACAGCCCATGGGCTGTCCCGCACGGTAATATATGATATCATCGTTGTAGGGATCCCTAAAAGGAATATTAGCTAAAAGCTGACCCCACAATCTGGCTATAGCCATTGCGGAATCATTGTCGTAAGACAAGCGCAAAGATCTGTATAGTACATATACTTGCAGATCAAGTGGCAACCTATCAGTGGCTGCTGTTAAATCAGCAGAACAGAGATAGGCATGCGGATTGGAAGTCCACTCTGTTATAACAGGGATGGCCTTCGGTTGGTTGGTGCAATCATGAGGCAAATGCCTAATGATCGACATCACGTAGTCATGAATAGGTTTTAAAACACTATTCGTGACATAACCCACACAGGCAACAGCTCGGGATTTCCCGGCTTTGTCTGGCAGGACGCAAATGCGGCCTACATCTAGTCGGATATTATCCGGTAGATTAGGGGCACTAGGATTAATGCAGATAGTATCTGTTTTCCATCCTGGTACCACGTCAGCAACCGCTGCACCCAGACTATGCACTATAGTGTATAGATTGTTAGCAACGGCAGGTGCCCACAGATTACCTAATTTGGTATTTGTGGATCGCAACTTGGGAGAGATGCTGTCTACAGTCATCTCATCAAGTGCTGTAGGGTTGACAGGAGTTCGCTCAAGAGCGATCCTATCCAAAGGCGCTGAAAGTATTGATACTAAGGATATATCCTCACTATTTCTACCAGTGCCCGAACCCACCAATGTAATTGGTGACTTCTTATACAGTACGTTGGCCTTCTCACTAAGCTCGAACTTTCTATAGAAAGCCCGGGTCATGCGAGATTCGTCAGGATGTGCTTCGATATAATCGAAGAACTTTTTGACCAATCGGCCACATTCCCATGTTGTATGGTTCATAGTACTATAGTACTTTAAACCAGTGAGTCCCGATAATAAAGAGATATTATCTTCTTTATTCATGGGTTGCTCGATGCGGGGACGGATAGTGGTAAACCACTCCTTCTCCATTTCCTTGGCAGAGGGTCCAAAGACTTGATAAGTCCTAAGGGCCGTCACTAAGGCATCAGAAAACCTATCGGCTTCCTCATTACTAAGCCTCAAGATATATCTTTTGGCCTCGTTTAATGAGTACTTGACGGAATGGATATATCTATCCCGTCTAAGGCTATCGGTTATGCAAGGCTTGCCTTGCTCTAACCAAGTAAGCATGTTATTGTGCCACTGTTTACAGCGCTCAATTCCCTGCTTACCTTCGCAGCTGCACCACTTAAACTGACGATTAACAATCCGTCTAAGGAGACGCTGCTCATATCTGGTTTTACCCAGAAGGGGCACAAGTGCCATATGTCTGGATTCGAGGTGATTTAAAATCTTGGATCCCATAAATGGTACCCTCCTCGTCACTCAGTGCGTTGGCACCGTGATTAGTCGTTCGGCTCCCTATAGG